ATTCCACTTTTCCATCATGTGAAGAATGGCTTCTGCGTGTTTATCTGTTGTCTTCTCTGCATCATAGTATTCATCTAACAGATAGAACTTTTCATTATCCCAGTCATATGCAATTACACAAAAAGCCGTAGGATCACGAAAACCAACATCAAGACCGGCAAAGATATCCATTCCAGTAGTATCAAATTCGGACAAATCCGCGATGCAATCTTCCGCGTTAAAATTCCAGATCTGACCTTCATACGTGTTAAAGTCCGCTTCATATTCTTGTTTAAACTCTGCACTACTCATCGATTTCCTGGCTTCTTCAATGTCAGATGGGCTCATGCGAGGATTGTCTAAATATGTTGCACGTATGGATACCCACTCAGGATAATCATCCTGGAAGCCTCTCTCGAAGAACTTTGCAAACCAGTTGTTTCTTCCTCGAGGTGTTGAAATAAAAATCGCTTTCGAATTGTCTTTGTCAAGCGTAGGACGAAGAGATACGTTAAATGCTTCTTCTCCGTCTGTCAAAGCCGCTTCATCAAATATAATCAAATCATAGGATCGACCTACACAAGAGTCTACTTGGTTTACTGATCCCATGCGTATTGTTGAGCCGTTTGTTAGCTCAATTACTTTATCTTTTGCGTTGTCTCTTTTTACCTCTAAGTCAAAGTGTTTTATTAAGTTTCTTTGCAAATCAAATGAAATTTGGGAAAGCGAGTAGTTGGGAGACATGATAAGTATGTTCGACCCTGGTACGAGAGAAACAAGCTGTCCTACAATGTTTGCAATATATGTCTTTCCCTGCCTACGAGAGAGTGATGCTGTAACAAAACGATATTTGGGATTGTTTACAGCATTGATGAGAGCTATCTGCGAAGGCAGTGGGTCAACTCCTAAAAGTTCCAGGTATGGATTTACTGGAAGTTTTAGAAATCGAGTGTCTGGTTGTAGCTCTACTAAACCTTGTGAGTGTATATCTTTTCTGCTTATTTCTACTGTCATTTTCTTATATACCAAGATGGATAACGAGACCAAGGACTTTCCTTGTTCTCAAATTCGTATACGACTACTTTCTTCTTTACGGATTTTGCAAATTTATCTACGCACTTTACATTCTTTGGCCATTTACGAAGAGAGTAGTCGTCTCCTGAATAAATACCGCCAGGCTTTAGTTTCGGCCACCAGTCATAAAGTGTTTTGCCGTCTTCTTGTCCTGTGTGTGCGTAACCGTCTACATAAATAAAATCAAAAAAATTATCTTCAAAAATTTCAAGAGCTTTCGTAAAGCGCATTCGTAGTATCTCTACATTATCATATTCTGATAAAAGCTCTTTTGTTCTTTCATACTGAGCATCATTGTGACCTCTGTCACCTGCCCAGGCATCTACACAATACCAGCGATATACTGGAATATTTGCTAAAACTCTACTTGAGAAATATCCTTCTGCTACTCCTAGTTCTATGCCGACAGGGTTATCCCCTGCCAGCCGAACTATATCTTCCCTTCTTATCATTACTTACCTTTCTGGTATGCTTGAGTTCCAAAAAATGCAGCTACGATTGCTGCAACTGATACGAAATATGTGGCTGCCATATCTCCTAAGATTTCTGCTGCTTGAGTATGGTCTGCCCATTCTGCAAAAATTACACAAGCTGGGTACAGTAGCATGCCAAAGAGTGCAAACCATGCCATTGCACGTTGAGCATCTCTCATTGCGTCTTCGTCCTCTAAACGCTTTCTTTTAAATTCGAGGTCGAGGTCATACTCCTCTTGAGAAATATGCCCGTCCCCGTTAAGGTCTTTTTTTGCAATCTCTGAGTCAACTGTTTTTGTGACTTTCTGTTCTTCTTCTGCCATATCAGTTACTGAGTAGAACTACATCAAAGTTAAGAATACAATCACTGTTTGCACTTGTTGTAGTTGCTCGAAAGTCTATATCTGACTTTTCTGGTAAAACGAGAGGTATAGTAAATTCTTGTCGAAAACTACTTTGATAAACTTTAGTTTCGCTTTTTAATCGAAAACCATTAATAGCAGGATCTCGAACAAATAGATCTACAGAAGCGTCATCGCCTTTACCTGTACTTGCAGTATAATTCATTAAAAACCCAGTCTTCTGACGAGGAATTGTATATACTGCCATAAGTGTCTGAGCAAGGCCAGCGTCTACTTGAGCAACTATAGTGCCTGTCCCGCTTCCAACCCGTGCAGTGATAGTGCCTGCATTTTCATCAGAGTACTGCATACGAAAAACTCGAAGAAATGGATTTATTGTAGTAACTGCTGTAAGTCCAGTAAGTGTTATTGTTTCTTCAAGAGAATCATAATTTGCATCAAGTCCTTGAATTGTAAGAGTACCAGTATCACCTCCGTCCGTACTCAATACAAAAAGTGGCTGTGCCGCAGTTAAAGAGCTCCAGGGGTACAAGCCTCCTGCACTCCAAATGCTTTCTGGAGTTCCTGTAAGAGCAAGGTTACTTCCGAATTTATGAATATAAGAATATTGAGGGTCATTCCTCAACATTGAAAGTGTTAATCCAAAGGGTTCAAACATTACCACTTCACCTTATCTGCCCAGTATGCTGCAGACATCTTGCCTTTTGCAATATTCTTCGCATGACGAGCCTTGAAAGCACGTCTACGGGCTGCATAGGCTTTGCTTTCTCCTGCTTTTTTCGGAGAGCCTTTTACACCCTGCTGTCCAAACCGTATAGTCTTTACTTTACTTCCTACTTTTGCCACGACTATATGTGACTTCTTCGGATGTTTTGGAGTACGTTTTGGTTTGTTGTACCCTGAAACACCAGCTCTTGTAAGTCGGGGGTCTTTTTTCTTAGCTTTTCTTTTTGCGGCCACGTTTCTTCTTCTTGTATCCACTTGCGTAGATAGCTCGACCCTGTTTCTTAGCGTCTTTTTTGCGTTTATAAGTCTTTCCAGACTTTCCCCACTTATATCCGCCTTTAACTTTTCTTACTGGCACTACTCTTCTCCTTCAATCTGCTTTAGCTGTATCTTTTCCAGCTTCAGCCTGAGTTTTTCTAACTCTTCGTCATAGTACGTCAGTTTTCTTTCGATGTAAAGGAGTCTGATATTTTGTTCCGCATCGTCTGGTAATGCACCTAATTCGCCTCTTGGCCATTTTACACGAAACTCACTATTCATTTCGACTTCTTTATTTACTACAGAAGTATCTTTTTCTATTTGAGTAATCCTATTTTCAATGTTAAAGTATGCGATAACCGCCATACTTGTTGCTACCATTAATGCTACTAGGTTTCTCAAGGGTATAATAATATTCGAATGATCACTTACTTTGTAGTCAGAGTCATTCATTTCTTCCTTCTCTTGCGAGCATATGTTTTCACATATGTCGGCTTGCCTCCAGGATTGCCTGCTGCTCGTTTACGACGAATTGCTGAGCGAATCTGGGCTTTTGTCATTCTGCGAGCTTTTGCGGCTGGTACACACTTTGGATATTTCTTTCCAGTTGCACTCTTACGACCGCAGGGTTGGAATCCGCCACCCTTTTTAGGACGTGACAGGTCTACCCACTTTTCTTTAAACCACTTTGTAAGGCCAGAGTTCTGTCTAGCCATTACTTTTTCTTCCTTCTTTTCTTATGAGCAGAATTTTTCATAAGTTTGCCGTTTGGCATGTAGTGATAACCTTTTGGAGCTTTCTTACGCTTCTTCTTTTTCTTTTTGCCACTGTGATAAGCCATTATTTTCTCCCCATACGGTATTTACCGCCTCGTGCTTTGTAAGTTTTTACTAACCATCCGTTAGCATAAGCACTTGGATATACACGAAACTTACGCTTCGCTTCTGCTTTTACCTGTGAATACAATCTTTTGTTTGTAGGTACAGGTCTCTTTTTGGCTGCTTTCTTTTTACGCCTAGGCATCTGGGTCGAAGTCGTGCCATTCCTGGGCTTCGTCAGGCTGACCATCGTCTTCGTAATCGTCTTCGTAATCGTCTTCAAACACAATAGGTTTTTCTTCGCCTTTCCAAGCTGCAAGCTTCTTTTCAGCTTCAGCTTTAGATTCTGCAATAGAAAACATTTTTCCGTATTTTACAGTCCAACGTCCGTTAATTTTTTCTATCATTTTTAGTCTCCTTCTCCAGCCTTAGCAATTTTAAAAACTTTCTTGCGTCTGCTTCGGTCTTTACTATTAAAGTCGTTATACCGTTTGTTACAACCCAACGACCTCTTGAATCTTTTGTTATCATTCTTTTATCTCATTGTAAAATTTATGAGTGCCTATCTGATAATAGACTGGCCCCGCCCACTCTGGTTGCACATAATCTGCATGGTACCAGAGGGAGCCATTTGTATTATCAGTGTGACCATAAATTTCTGTAGCAACGGTCAAACTTTTTTGCCATGCTTCTGAATTTTTTGGTACATCACTGAATCCATCGCAATACCAAGTAAATTGG